ATCTATACCCATTACATATTCATTTTTTTTATCTTCATAAGCATGTGTTTCAATAAAATTAGCTAAAGCTAAAGGCATTTTTGGCATATTTGTTGTATCAAATCTTAACTCAAATTCAGGCCTTGATTCTTTTATTTTTTGTCCCTTTCTAACATTCTCTTTTGAGAATACTCCGACACCTTGTATTTTACTTTTGTCTAGGTAAGTATTTATTAAAAACATTATTTTATGTCTCCCCAGTTGCTGCCTTTTTCATAATCTACTTTGTTGGGTATTTCTAATTCAACCGCAGATTCCATAATCTCAACAATACGTTTAGCTTTTTTATCGTCTTCTACAGAAATATCTAATTCATCGTGGACCTGTATGTGTGCAACAATTCCTTCCTTATATAATTCTAACATAGATTTTTTTGTCATGTCAGCAGCTGAACCTTGAATTAATTTGTTCAACGCTTTGTAAGTATAAGCACGCTTGATGCCTGGTCCATGTTCCTGGACAGCTTGGTCAAATGGTAATGCTTTATGCATACCAAAACTATTAGGTTCCCATAAATGAAATCTACACAACCTACCAAGTAACGTTCTAATTTGTCCACGCTGCTGTGCTCTGTTAGATACAGATTTTGTTAAAGATTTAACAAACGGAACCCGCTCGTGGTATATTGAAAATAATTCTTCAGCTTTTTCTTTTGATACACCAAGTTCTGCTTGTAGTTTAGCCTTACCCATACCATAAAATAGTCCAAGATTAATTGTCTTAGCTGCTGTTCTAGGTATATCAGCCATCTTAGCAACGATAGTATGAAAATCTGCGTCGCCAGCTTCATAAGCATCTTTAACATTAAAAACACTTGAGTCTTGATCTAGGGATGCATAGTGAACTACTAATCTTGGTTCTTGTTGACTGTAGTCAAAACACCCCCACTCGCAACCAGATTCAGGAATGAATAGGGATCTAATCATCGGTCCTAAATCCTTGTTGCGTGCAGGAATCTGTTGAAGATTTGGATTACTATAAGAGAATCTGCCTGTAACAGTTCCCCCAGTATCTGATCTAATTTGATTTATATCAGCATGAATACGACCCTTGTGCTCATGTTTTATAATTGTATCTATAAATGTTGTATGTGCCTTGTTAATCTCTCTAGCTTTTGATATACACTTGACCAAAGGATGTTCATGAGTAGAAAGAAAATTTTTAGTAAAAGAAGGAGCAGATGTTTTTTCAGTTCGTTCATAAGATAGATTCAATTTTTCAAAAACTTTGGCAATGCTTCTTGCTGCCCATATTTGAGGTTCTATTCCTGTTTCTTTTTTTACTTTTTGGAGTAATGTTTCTTCTTGCAATGCTAATTTTTTCTTCAGTGTATGAGCTTTTTGAACGTCTACTCTTACCCCAAGGAATCTCATATCAACTAGACAAGGAAAAAGATCAGTCTCCAAATTAAATATAGATTCTAAATCTTGATCTACTATTTCTTTTTGCATAACTTTCCACAATGCTAATGTTAATTCTGCATCACGTTCAGCATAATTGCCAACATACATTGCTGGTAGTTTCCACATATCAGCTTTAGGATTTAGTCCCCATTCTTTTGCTATTTGATTTAATTCAGTTTCGTTTTTACCTTGACCACAATAATCCCAACCTAAACTATTAAGATCAAATCTAAACCTATTTTCATTAACTAAAGATGCAGCAATCATAGTGTCAACAATTCTTCCGTTAACTTTTATACCCATAGCTTTAATCCATGAGATATCATACATTGCGTTGTGAAATATTTTTGTAGACTCAGATGCACAAAGATCTGTAAACCATTGAATTACTTTACTTTTTTCTAAATTACCTCCGCCTTCATGATCAAATGGAAAGTAACCTGCATAGCCGTCTGTTGCAATTGCAATACCAACAACTTTACCTCTACCAACAACTGCACCCGACCCCATTTTAATTAAATCAGGATCTTGTGTTTCTAAATCAATTGCAATCTCATCACAAAATCTTAAGTCAGGAAATTCTGTTGGCTTGACCCATTCTGTTTGTGCTTTAAAAATAAATGGTTTCATTATTTGTAATCTCTCTCTTTTATCATTTCTAAATAATGTATAGCTTTATCAATGTCCTGTATTTTTCCTTTTGAAGAATGACGACATATATATTTTATAGCATTGCCCTCTGCGAAAAGCAATTTGTTTTTGTTTATGAAGTCAGCAGGTTGAATAACCATATCTTTATAATGTGATCCACCAACTTGTTTTGATAAATAACTTAATTCTTTTAATTTAACTCTATCATTTACAACACCCATTTTTTTTAATTTGTCGTATATTTTTTTGTGGTTCATATCTTAAACTCCTTTGATTTGTTTTGACATTTTATTAAGTATAAATTTTTCATTGACCTTGTTACTCCTACATACCAGACACGGTATTCTTCATCTTGTTTAGTAGTAGATTTTTTTGCTCCCTTTAATGTATTGCTTGTTTGATTTAAAAACAAAACAACATTAGTTGCTTCACCGCCTTTTGCTCCATGTATTGTTGATATTTTTATTCTTGGTTCTTCAGTAGGGTTTTCTCCGTTTACCAGCATTGTTCTAAGATAATCAATTTGATTACTGGGTACTTTATCAAAAGCTTGGTACCATTCTAAGCTTATATCTTTTTTAACCATCCTTTCTAAAACTCTTTGTTGATTAACTTCAGGTAATATATCTCCCCTCCTTATTTTATTCCAATTTATCATGTCCTCAAACAAAGCCTTACCCATGCTTTTTCCTTGGGCTGATTCAAAAAAAAAACCTTTCTTTTTTAAAAAAACAGGTATTGGTTTTAATAAAGATTTAGTTCTAGTTAATATTAACCAATCTCCCTGGCTCATATCAATGTCAGAAAAATTATATATTTGAAATATTTCTCCGGATTCTTTTTTAGGAAAGTATTCTTTATCAATTCTATTATCTTCAACTCTATTGATAACACTTAAAGCTAATTTTTGTATGTTACTTGGAACTCTTTCTGATTCTTTTAATGGTATTTCTTCAGCTGCCCAATTAATAAAAGAGTCTACGTCTGCACCTGCCCAACCAAAAATAGCTTGGTCATCATCTCCTGCAATCCATATATCTGCATCATTATCTTCTTCTAATTTTTTTAACATGGCCCATTGTATTAATGAAAGATCTTGAGCTTCATCTACAAAAATAACATCAAATTGATTTAAATCTTTTTCTGAAACATCCTTGTCCAGATATTTTTTAATCATGTCATTGAAATCAATTAATTGTTTTATTTTTTTGTAGTCTTCTATTTCACTATTAATAGCTTCTAATTTATTTCTTTCAATCTTACCTAAATGTTCATTAAGATCATATTGTTCTAAAGGTTGTATCTGTTTTACTTTTGCTAGATTGATTAAACTTAAATACTCACTGTCGGATGTAAAAATACCATTCCAAGTATTTGTTTCATAAGATGCATATTTAATTTGTATTCCTGCATTATCACCTATTGCTTTATAGTTAGATTCCTGCATTACATTTTCTTCTTTTAAACCCAATTTATTAAAAGAAAAAGAGTGTAGAGTTTGAAAATGTTTAATATCTTTTTTATCTAAATGAGTATTTATCTTTAAGTACCTGTCTCTTGCTTCTCCTGCAGCCTTACGAGTAAAAGCAAAATAGCCTATACGTTCTAATGGAGTGCCTTTTTTAACATATCTTTGTACTTCATTTAATAACCTTCTTGTTTTACCTGTACCAGGAGGTCCAATAACTTTATACCTCATTAATAATTACTTTCTGTTTTTTTACTAGGTTTGTATTCTATTTTAGGTGTATGTAATTGTTTAAGTCTACAAACTTTTAATGTCTTACCCTCAACATTTAAAGAGTGACTAAATTCTACACCACATTTTTTAGTCAATTTTTCAGCTATTCTTTCTTCTGGAATTTTCCAACCAGAACCTAAATGATCTAGAAAACCTTGGTATCTAAAATAATGCCAACCTTCTTCAGTTAAACAAGATCCAACATTAACTTGAGCTCTTTCTCTAGCTCTTGGTCCATTAACACAGTATTGATATAGTTCTTCTTTTAACCTGTCCTCTACTTGTGTACCAGATGGTGGATATATTTTTGTTCTCTCCTTACCTAGATTAGTTAATATTGTTGCAAAATCTTTTTGTTTTAAAGGCAAGTGCATAATACCTGTAGCCTCCCAAATTAAAGACAGCAAATCTTTTTGTAAAAATAATTGTTTTCTGTGAGCAATAACACCTTCAGTGCTCCCATCAGGTAATACAATATTAAATCTATATTCTGGTTCTTCAAACATAACCATTTCAAAATCTTGTATTTCTGGGAAAGTACTTACATTATCAGACTTAACTCCAAAAGGCTGCTTGTAACACAACGTACGCATACATTTACTTGCAATTGGATCCTCATTACAAGTATGACCAGCTGTGTCTCCTGCCCATGCTTTTATTTTAGAATCTAATTTAGATTTATCCCAAGGGTCCGCTAAGTATTTTATATTAGCTGCCATTAAATGGTCAGACCATTTATCTTTATATTTTTTCTTAGCAAAAACCATGTAGTTGTACATGTATCTGTCTCTACCATCATCTAATTTATTTCTAGAACATAATGCTAAACAAGGTGGACCATCAGAAAATTCTGGATCAGTTCCAAGTAATATGTCCTGGTGTGTTTTTTCTACAAGTGTCTCTAAAGTTTTTTTATTAATTTTATTTTTAATAACAAACTCAACAAATTTTTCTAAGCTTAATGTATTATTATCTTTGTCTACTGCACACCTAGCAGTATTACCATTTGCATAGTAGGGTAAGTTAATAAAGTTTCCTGGTTTTATGTCTCCTTTTTCATCTTTCTGTAGTTCTTTCTGTTTAGGAAAAATTTCGGTTTTAGGATCTAAACCGAGGGGGAGAAGAAAAGCCTTCAAAGCCTCTATTAGATCAATTGCAGGTATGGGTTCTTCTAAAAACAAATAACAATGCAGTCCCCCACTTTTTGATAAAATAGGTACTAGAGGTAATTTATATTGTTGAAATAAAGCTAAGTATTTTTCTATTTTAAATTCTTTATAATCTTTTAAATCTATATCAATACAACCGAATTGAGCTGTCTTATCTGGTCTACATGGTTGTATACCAATAGATATTTTTCCTGATATATGATCTTGATAATCTGCTGCAGTTATAGGTCTTCCGGCCCATTCGTAACTTGGTTTAAGTTTATTTCTTTCATGATCTAGTTCAGCACCAGACATGTCAGCAATACCAAAATCTCCTTGATACCCTGTAAATAACTTTATAAATTCATCAAACATATAGATCCCGGGTCGAGGCGGTTCCAGTCTCCCTTCACCGCCTCTTTCTTTTTTACAAAAGAATTAGTAGTTAGATTCTTCTTTTACAGGTGCAGCAGTTTTTTGCTGACTTGTTTTTAAAGAACTGTAGAAATCTTTAGCCATTTGGTAAAGTCCAGCATTATCTACTTTTCTAAGTAGATTAATATTGTAACCATGCCAAGTAAAGCTGCCAGAATTTTCAACAGAATTTAATTTATAAATTCTAGAAAATGATGGAGCCGGTACAGATTTTCCTGTTTTAGGATCAGTCTCAAACTCATCTTCCATTAATGAATTCCATTGTCTACTAACTTTTAATTGAGTAGATTTCATGGTCATCAAGGCCTTTTCAGGTCTTTCTCCATTAATGATAACAAAGTAGTTTGCTGTTTTGATAATCTCGTTACCATTTTCCAACATATCTTTGTTACGATCATTTTGAGTTACCTTACCCATAACATCAGGACCTCTGTCGTTATGTATAGGTCTTCCCTCTCTTTTCTCAAAGGGTGCCCATTCTGGATATGTCATCTTGTAGAATACAGGAATAACTTCTATTCCTTTTTCTCCATTGTACAGTTTTTTAGTAACTGTATTATACAACATACCAGCTTCTGCGCCTTCAACATACTTTGCATGTTTCTTTTTTGTCTCGTCTGAACCTGATTGCAATAGTTTCAGAAAAGGTAGAGCAAGGTCATTTTTTTCAATTGTCTCAAGACCCATACCTGCGTCTGCTACAAAATCTAAAGTTGCTATTGCTCCTTCTTTTTTTATTGTTACGTTACTTGTTTCTTCGCTCATGTTATTTACTCCGTGTTATTTTTGTTTTGTTTCCCTTAAACAGGTTAAAGTGTTCAGATGGCAAGTCTTGTTTCCCTTCGACTCGTTCTCTGTACAGTGCTTTGAGAGTCATAGGTTCAACCTTCAATTTTTGTTGAGGCTGATACCCATTACTCTCGGCAAGGTTTGCATATTCGCTAGCCTTGTTATCTTCGTTGCGACCAAAGGAAACAGTAATCTCATTTTTAATGAGATCACCCAGATCGTTATTTCGAAGCCAGTTGAAAGCGCCTTCCCTTTTATCTACAGGGATTGTTGCGCTAAAAATTTCTTTTACTTCTATAGCAGAACCATCACTTAATTTCATGGTTTTAAGTTTCATCGACTCCATAATTTCTGGAATGACTTGTTCAGATATTTTATCTGCAACTTCTTTTTTCTGCTTTAGTTTTTCTTCCCCAACTTTTATTTCGTCTTCTAGTTTCTGCAGCTGTATAACGTAGTTAGATAATGATCTAGCATTTTCTAGTTCGTTTACTTGTTGAGGTGCGTCAGCTACAAACATTTCTCGTAGGTCTTGATTACTCATCTATTTTTCCTTTCTCGTATAGGTTTATTTCTATTGGATAGTACTGCCTTTCTTGTTTATCCCATTTTAACAAATTGTATTTACCATTTGTCATATCAGAAACAATTGAACATGTAACTCCAATAATAGCAGGATCTCCAGTCAACAATAAATAATCATCTGTTGTAAAATCTTTTAACAGTCTTCTTAATTTATATATCAATGGACCTGGTGAAAAAATAATCTGCGATAACTCCGGCAATAAAAATTTAAACTCACCATACTTAGATGCGCCCATAATATTTATTTTAGGGTTACCAGTTTGCGTGCCAGGTATTTCCTGTATTACATAAACAGTATTATCTTTCATGAGTTGACATATAGTTCCTTTCAGGTATTATGTCAACCAGAAAGAAGAAAAATTATGAACTATAAATTTAAGACAAAACCATATGCGCACCAGCTTAAGGCATTAGAAATGTCTTGGGATAAAAAAGCATTTGCATATTTTATGGAAATGGGAACAGGAAAATCTAAAGTATTAATCGATAACATATCAATGCTTTATGATAAGGGTAAAATTAATGGCGCTTTAATTATTGCACCTAAAGGTGTTTATAAAAATTGGTACAGTGCAGAAATACCTACACACATGCCAGACCATATTGAGAAAGAGGCAGTATTGTGGCAAGCAGCAATCACTAAAAAACAACAAGATCTTTTAGATACTTTATTTAAAACAGGAACAGACCTTCATATTTTACTTATGAATGTAGAAGCTTTTTCTACTAAAAAAGGTGTAGACTTTGCAGCTAAGTTTTTAAACTCTCATGAATGTTTAATGGCTATTGATGAGTCTACTACAATTAAAAATCCAGAAGCTAAACGTACAAAAAATATTGTTAA